ACCCAGCCCTCCTAAACATTGTGGTGATGGATAGGGATAAACAAGGCAGCTACCATCTGGCGGACCGTTACTGGACAGCACCGCTTTAGTTAAGTGCCACCGATAAACGATAACCACTCTCTGAAAAGAGATCCCCCACCGTAAGGCGGGTAAGGTTCTTATTCTCTCGGGGTTCATGGGGTTTTGGGGTTCTCACAATGCTAACAGTAGCCAAACCAGTAGCAAACCACCAAATACTGCTACCAAATCAATTAACTGATCTTTACTTATCAACCCTTGCGCACGCATGGGGGAATATTTCTTCTTTATAAAGATTTTGCGTTGAATAGTGTAAATATCATTATTTCTCATAAATACCTCGAAAATTAGTTAGGTTAGGTAAGACAAATACATAAAATCAATTTAAAACACTTTAAAACAAGCGCTACAGAGTTTTCACAGGGTAAGTGATACCTGAGTACCACTAAACCCTTTAATCGCTCTACAGCGTGATATTTGCTTTATGACAGTATCGCCACGAATTAAACGATAACGCCTGAAACCCTTGTTTAGCAGCTCTATAGCAATATGATCTATACAGCTCATCAAGTGTAAAAAACTGGCGATTGAACTCACAATCTGCTAAACCATGTTTTTGCATCTCTTGAATTAGGCTCATACCCTTACCTCATCTAGAATAGGGAAACAAGGCGTAAACCCGCTAGTTTGCTGACAATAGCTAGACCACTCACTATCTGTCATCTCATACCATCTAATAGATGGAATAGTGATCCCGTTTAGATCTTCAAAATAAACTACTCTGCCACTTGATAACTTGATGTCTTTTCTCATGTTTAACGCTCCGTTAGTTAGGTATTGACTGTCTAATGACAATCCAGTAAGCGCCTATCACTAAGCGCTTACTAGGTATCACTGTTTAGGCTGCTGCCTGGTTTGTAAGTGCATCTAAACCATTCAAATAGTCTGCTGCTTTTTGTGCTAGTGCTGCTGCTTTAAAAATTGCCTGGTTGTTTTCTTTTAAGCAAGTAAGCCAGTTTTGAATGTATCCAGCGTGGCGCAATTCACCTTGTATTTGATAATCTTGGCATAAAAAGGCAGCGCCTAATTCCGCTACTAATTCTTCAAAGGCATATTTAGGTGATCCGAATTTATTGTTTAGATCACGATCTAAGCGGGTTTTTGATCCTGTCCAGTGAGTTAATTCGTGCAGCGCTGTAGCATAGTAGCTAGAATCATCTTGGAATGATTCCTTATTAGGCAAGTTGATAAAATCCCCGTCAGGTGAATAAAAGGCAGAATTCCCGCCATGCCTAACAGTAGCGCCAGTCTTAAGAATCCGATCATCTAGTGCTGGTTGTGGATTGAATACCCTTGGATCAAGATCCACTGGTTTAGCTATCTCAATTCCATCTACTTGATCGGCATTAAATACAAAATAGGTTTTAAGGCATGAATAAGCAAAATTCTCGCTATCCCCTGATTCTGTGGTTTTCTCACCTGTCACTTTTTTGTAGAATACTATTTTTGTACCCTTTTCACCTTTTCGTACTGTCCCGCCTAATTCTTGCCATTGTTTAAATGATCCATAAAATGGCGTGCTGTAACCCTTGATAGCGTTATTCATACCTAGAATTAAACGATTGATCCCGTTGTATTCTTTTTTACTTACAATGTTCTTTTCTGCGCTGCTGTCTGCTTTCCAGGGTTTAACCCATGGCGTAGCGCCATTCTCAAGCTGCTTAATGATTGAATCGGTTACTTCTTGATAGATAGCGTTTTGCATGATAGATCCTTGATAGTTAGTTAGGTTTAATAGTCATATAGACTATGTAATCATTATAACGCTACTAATCAATATAAAGTAAACAATTTAATAAATAATTTTTTCTATTGTTGTTTAAATGTTGATAGTCTGCTACTATCGGCATAGATATACTACTATCATCTATAGTCTATATAGATCTATAGTCTATTTCATATAACTTATAGGCTACTTAGTAGATAGTCTTATAGATAGCCAGGTAGTCAGATTGAATGGCGGGTAGGTTTGCTCATCGTGCGCTCTTATCAATTCTAAATAGGGGTACGGGTACTCTCTCACTGTCATAACTCTATAACCTTGCATAGGTTACTTAGAATTGGGATCGGGATAGATTAAACGATTGCACGATGACTGTTTGCCTTTTGAGTTGGGCATGGGTTCGGTGAGGTGTGCACCCCCTTCCGAGTCCACCCCAAAAAAAATTACAGTTTATTGAGCGTGGTTGTGTTGTCGGTTAAGTTCACGATCTGGTCTGAACAATAGAACTTACGACTTAACACCTTATCTTTATTGAAGATATTGAAGGTTGTCCACATTGGACCTGTGGCTACGCCTTCTATGTGTTTGCACCCATTGGACAGAACTCCGATGTCAGTGACCGTAAAATGGTGTTCTAAAGTGCATGGAACAAGCCCTGTAGGGTAGGTTGTAATGACTTTATAGCCCTCATTTGCTAGATCTCGCACCCGTTTGTTAAAGAACTCTGGGGTGTAGTCCCGAAGCTGGTTGCTTTGAGGGGGAGAATTGATGATGAGGTAATCAAACTCATAGCGAGTAGGGGCGTTTAAGGCGGGGTACTCAAAGAGTAGATCTTCCCTGCAAGCTATAGGAGAAGGTAATTCAAGGAGGTTAGACAGATGGTCGAACCATTCCAGATGAAAGTTAACCCAATCATGCTGTAGGGGATGGTTGTAAAAGTAGTTATCCCTACCAATCCAAGCGTTTACTGTGCCAGGCGGAATACTTAATCCTTGCAAGCTAATAGGAACATCCTCTAACAACGGAGTTAGTTGACTGTGGTGCATCGGATTACAGTGGTGGGTGAACTCAAGGTCGGGGTTCTCTTTGCAAACCCGCCTTAAGTAATTAAGATGAACTAGGTTATCCCCTAGATGATATTCATTGTATGTGTGTATCATGGTAGTGTATGATGAGTGAAGTTATAAGGAGAATAGCATGACTATTGAAGTAGAAAAAAATATTCCCATACCCCCTGAGAAAAAGCGCAATGTGTACCCATATAAGGTTATGGAATGTGGGGAAAGTTTCTTTATCCCACAGGGGAAGATTCAAATTGTCTGTAATGCCAATTACCGTACAGGCAAGCAGTTAAATAAGAAGTTTATCGCTAGAAAAGACAAAGAAGGAGTGCGAGTATGGAGAACGGAATAAAAGATGCGGTGTCTGTCCAACAGTACATTGAGAAAGCTGGCGATCTAGCAAAAAAACAATATATGCAACAGATGTGGAACTTAGATAAAGAAAAGCTATTCCATGAGCTGATGCGGGTTCATGCCAAGTCCTCAGAGCTATTGATGGCTGCGGAAGAAGAAATCAAATACCTCAAATCATTGTTAGATGGTCCAGAGGATGGGGATGCAAGGCATTAAGCCTTGAATCAGCACGAATTGGGGATGCAAGACACTGACAAGCTCCAAGCAGAACGCCTGATGTTCAAAACCGAGATGATGAGGGCGCTTTCTTGCAAGACCAAAAAGCAGAAGATCGCCTTGGCAAGCGAGTGGAAAGAGAGGTTCAGTGCAATGACCTATGCAAGCCTGATAGACCTTGCTAAGAACCATACAGCCCGTTTAAAGGTGGCTTATTGGGACTTACCTAACTTTGAAACAAAGAGATTGGATAAACACAATTGAAAACCTGTGCCGTAGTAACCGTAACCAATGGCAAGCGACAAAGTGAGTTAGCCAATTGCATTGCCAGTGTTAAGGCTCAAACTTACCCTTGCACCCATTACATCCTGTGTGACCAAAACTTTAATAAGTTTGCCGAATTAAAGCGTTTATATCCTGATGTCCTGATGTGCTATTGGGATGCCAAGATCGGTGGCAATGGGTATGCGGGGCAACGGTGGTTAGCCGCAGCTCCTCAATTGATTACCGAAGATGTCACTTTCTTTTGTAATGATGATGATTGGTATTCCCCTGACCATGTAAAAAGTATTATGGATAGAATTGATGAGGGCTATGATTGGGCTTATAGCCTTAGATCAGTTCACGATAAGGAGGGCAACTTTTTGTTTGATGACAACTGCGAAGCCCTCGGAGAGCTACACGATACTTGGAATATTCCTGGTCATCGCTTTGTGGATTGGTGTATGTGGGGTATGAAAACCGAATACCTTAAACAATTGGCTATTTTGCTAAACCGCCCTGATCCTACGGTAGATCGCCAGTTTTATCAGGCAGCTACCCGTATTGTTCCCAAGTTTGCCTCCACAAATAAGCACACCTTTCATTTTCGGATGGGTGGGAGCTGTGGAGTACAGCCTGAGTTCTTTATTGAAGGCAACAAGCGCATTTTGGAGAAGTTTGACGGTAAATTGCCTTGGATCACTACATGAGCGACTTTAATCTCAAGCATTTCTATCATTTTTGTAATCAGCTCAAAATTGAAACAAAAGAGCAAGGCTTACGCAAGCTCGATAACCTCATGGGTTCTCAAACCTATGTAATGAACGAAATGGCTAAAGGATTGGCAGAAGGTGTCCATTTCTTTGTCATTCTGAAAGGAAGGCAACTTGGAATCACCACAATCTCCCTCGCACTTGACCTTTATTGGCACTTCACCCACCCAGGGTTGCAAGGAACGCTTACAACAGACACCGAAGAAAATCGAGATATGTTCAGAAGCACCCTCGCAATGTACATGGATGGTTTACCCAAAGAGTACAAAATCCCGATCCTTACTCACAACAGGAACGCCCTTGCCCTCAAGAATCGCAGTCGATTATTTTATCAAGTCGCTGGGCTTAGAGCGAAAGGATCTTTGGGTCGTGGGAAAGGTATCACCTTCCTTCATGGCACAGAAACAAGCTCGTGGGGTGACGAAGAAGGATTAGCTTCCCTGTTAGCTTCCCTTGCGGAAACCAACCCTGATCGGCTTTACACCTTTGAATCTACAGCTCGTGGTTTTAATATGTTTCACGATATGTACACCACTGCTAAACGGGCTAAAACCCAACGGGCAATCTTTTGTGGATGGTGGCGTAATGAGATGTATAGCCTAGATCCTGAAGGTCAGACCTACAAGGTGTATTGGGATGGCAAGCTCACTGGTGAAGAAAAGGAATGGGTACGGGACATTAAGAAACTCTATGGGGTAGAGATCAATTCTCGCCAGATAGCGTGGTGGCGGTGGAAGTTGTACGAAGGGATCAAAGATGATAGCCTGATGTATCAGGAGTTTCCGCCTACCGAGGACTACGCCTTTGTGATGACGGGAACATCGTTCTTCTCCAATGCGAGGTGTACCGATGCTGTCAAGAAGCTCAAGAAAGTTAGTTGCGATTATTACCGCTACAGCTTTGGCGTTAATTTCCAAGATACCGAGGTGCTTAAATCTACAGAACGCCTTGCCACACTCAAGATTTGGGAAGAACCTGTGGATACTGCTTATTATGTTATCGGTGCTGATCCCGCTTATGGATCTAGTGATTGGGCTGATCGGTTTTGTATTCAGGTGTTGCGGGTATATGCAGATGGGCTTGAGCAGGTGGCTTCATTTGCCACTTCTGAATTAAACACTTACCAGTTTGCTTGGGTGATCTCTCACTTAGCGGGTGCGTACAAGAACTCTACTTTAAACCTTGAGATCAATGGTCCAGGGCAAGCTGTCATCAATGAACTGCGAAACCTCAAGCGCCAAGCTGCTGCGATGGGCACTGCTTTAGGAAAAGACCTCATGGATGTGTACGGCAATATGCAAAACTACATCTGGCGCAGAAACGATACCCTTGGTGGCATGAGCAATTCTATTGGTTGGATGACTACTGCAGCTACCAAAGAGCGTATGCTCACTTACATGAAAGACTACTTTGAAAGAGGTATGTTGGACTTGTGGGATATGGATACCCTTGAAGAAATGAAAACCACCATTCGAGATGGCGGATCAATTGAAGCCTCTGGCAGAAACAAAGACGATAGGGTTATTGCTTGCGCCCTAGCTTGCGCAGCCTTTGCCGAACAGGTGCAGCCCAGGCTTATTGCGCAGAAAATTACCAGACAAGTTTCTAGGGTACAGGATGACTTTTCCCCCGAACAACTCACAGTCGGAAGAAATGTCAGTGATTATCTGAAAAAGATTGGGGTTTACGGCACATGAGAGCTACCATGCCTAGAACTGAACTCAGACGAGTGATGATGCGCTTTTTGCAAGATAAAGATCGGGGAATCTCCATGCCTTTGTTTGCAGACCTTGCGGGGATCTCTTTGTCACATTTGAAGGATGTTTTCTTGAATAAAACCGAACCTTTAACCGAATATGTACAGCGTAGGGTGTCAAAAGCCTATAACGAGTGGCTAAACGGTGAAGTAGCAATCATGCAAAACCGAGATACCTCTAAATTTGTTCAATATCGTAAAGAAGCACGCCCAACACTACATCGTAGTACGGGCTTGCAAGTGGTGAATGGAGAGATTAAGATTAAGGTCGGGATTAGCAATAGATATGATTATTCAGAATTAACGCTTGACGAACAATTGAAGGGGAGATAACAATGGCGGTAGTTAACGATTTTCACTGTGCAGTACACGGGTATTTTGAATCACGGGAGGCTAAATGCCCCATGAAAGGTTGCCATGAAGAAGTTATGGTCGTATTTTTGCAAGCACCTAACCTCGTTAGTGCAAAAACCAGATTTACAGACAAGTCCACTAAACAACTTGCCATCGAATTTGGAATGTCAGACATTAAAAGCACCCGTGAAGGCGAGCACCAAGAAGGCTTCCTCGCCAAGAAAAACAAGTTCACCGAAAAAGAATACGCAGATGCCGAAAAGTTCGCCACCCGTAAAAAAGGTGTTAACAAAGATCGAATTAAACCAACAGCGCCACAAGCGCCACAAGAAGGTCCAAGAGAAGCAAGACCAGGCGATGCAGCGGTCTGGGGTGGCGGTATGCAAGGAATGAATATGCAATCCATCCTAGCGGGAAGATTCTCTCAGCCAGTAGGACCATCACTTGGCAAAGAAGCAGAGCCTACTAATTTTGCTCCAAGCCAAGCGGGTATTAAAACTGGACCAGTTACGCTTCCTGGGGGTACACTGAGAGATCCACAAAACTTACAGATTAAAAAATGAAAATACCTAGCGGAGAAAGTCGTGAGGATTTTTACTTAGACATCATCAACAAGTGTATGGTGTCCAAGGAAGAAAGAAGGGGTGACTACACGACACTCCGAGCGTATTATTTATTTGGAGCTGGTCCTGAAGAACCACCTGCATACTTCAATAAAATTCATCCACATTTAGATCAGCTTACGAGCTTTTTATATTCTGCTGAAACTACTCGTTTTTCTATTGCTCTAGGGGCTTCTGTTCCCCCCAACGAACACAAAAAAACGCCTTCATTAACCCAAGCCCTCAATGATGAGTGGTTAAATTCCAATGCAGATCAAGTGTTTTCTACTGCGTTGACATGGGCTTTGGTGTACAACAGTTCTTTTGTTAAGCTAGTTTATAAGAACGGTATTCACCCATACATGATTGAACCTTCCGCTATTGGAGTATTGCGGGAGGACACCCCTTATACAGACAGGCAAGAGGCGATTGTTCAAACATACTACATTACGAAAAGCGAACTCTACGCCCGTCTGTATTCCCATCCAAAGCGTGAAAGCATTGTTTCAAGGATTTCTACAGGCACTAGAGTATCCGAATCGGACATTCCTGATGCAGTAAACCGTATTGTGATGAGCCAAACCAACCCTACCATCTACGGTAATGTGAATATGGACTTGTACGGTATGAACCGTTACAAAGCTAGAGTAGCTGAAGATACTGTGGAGATGACTGAGCTGTGGGTATGGAACGATGACACCGAGGATTATCAAGTAGTCACAATGGCAGCTCCAAATGTCATTGTATATGACAGACCAGGCGCATCTTTATTCCTAAAAGGTGAATGTCCATTCATTCAGATCTGCCCTAACCCTTTATATGACTATTTCTGGGGTGCTTCTGAAACCCAACAGCTTTTATTGCTTCAAGAATTGCGCAATACCCGCATGACAGAGATTTTGGACCTGTTATCCAAGCAAGTGAACCCTCCAACAGCTCTAACAGGCTTTACAGGCATTTTGGATGAGAAAAACTTTGCATTAAATCGTGCTGGCGGTCTTTTGGCTTCTGATATGCCTAATGCCAAAGCAGAACGCCTTGCTCCAAATATGCCACCTGATTTATTTGAGGTGATCCATGAAATTGATGCGATGTTCTCCGAAGTATCGGGAATATCCAATGTATTGAGTGGTCGTGGTGAATCTGGCGTAAGAAGTCAGGGTCATGCAAGCCAATTAGCAAGACTAGGTAGCTCAAGAGCTAAAAAACGGGCATTGATTGTGGAAGATAGCTTGGAAAAGGTAGCAACACTGTACCTCAAGCTCATGCAAGTGTATGACAACACCCATTTTAGAGATACGGAAGATGTGCCGTTTATTCCAGAGCAATTTACCAAAGACTTTGTGGTTAAAGTAGATGCTCACTCTAACAGCCCAATCTTTACTGAAGATCTCAAAACTCTTGCGTTTAACCTTCATAAAGCGGGTGCAATTGATAAAGAATCTTTACTTGACTTATTAGAGCCACCGATGAAACAATTGTTGAAAGATAAACTCAAGCGTAAAGAGAAAGAGGGTGGCGGTGAACAACAGCCTCCTCCTTCTCCAAAGGGCAAGAAAGAACCAGAGGTGGGCTAATGGCAACAGGCAATGTACAACCGAAAGCAGATCAACCAAGGGTGACTACTGAATCTCTTAAAAGAGGTGAAAAAAGCCCAAGTTTGCAGTATCGTGT